TGTAGTAACTAAGTTATGTAATTCGTTAAATTGTTCTTCCGAAGCTTTATTCTTCATTAGATTTCTTAGCTTTTTTAGCTTTAGGTTTAGCAGTCTCTACTAATTCCAAACGGATAAAGTTGTCTGTAGATTGCCTACGCAACGCTTTCTCTCCGTCTTCTTGAGTGCTAAATTCTTGTAGGACTTTACCGCGTGTTACGTCAACTAATTTGTAAGTCATTGATTCCTCAATACAATTTGATCTAATTTGTTTTCGATACGTACCATATGGTCTTCCATACGTTGGACCATTACTGATAGGTCAGCTTTAGATACGTAGTCTTGCGCTACGGTCAATTCAATGGCGTCAATACGTCTGTCAAGGCCACTGATTCGATCATGCACGTTATTTATTCTGCTGTGTAATCTGTTATTTAAAGCTGCTCCGCCGCCTATCAAAGCAACTAGAGCAGTGATAGCTGCTTCCATTATTTAAGAGAGACGATAGGTACAACGTCATGACACAACACTTCTACGCGACTGCCAGGACGAAAAGTAAAACCAGCTTTCATGATTTCTGTACATTTAAGAGCACGTACTAGCTCATAATCCAACCTCATCTTTTGTTCGTGTCTACGTGCTATTTGTTTGCACGTTTCAACCATGCCACCATCTAACGGAACAGAAAAGCTAACTTGTGCACCAAAGTTACTGGTACGTTGATAGCTATCTGTATGAACATCACCACCCATATAAAATGGTTGGAATGTCATTGTAGTTCCGTTACAGGAGTTATTACCAGCAAAGTATTGCCGAGAAGGTGCACCATTGTTTTGAAATTGCACGGCTTGATTGGTCACATTTCCCGTTGCTGCCGCTACAGGGCTTGACGTATTAGATACCTTTGGATCTTCTGCGTAAGCTGGACCTACTGCGAGAAGACTGACAAGGATGTAGTAGTAGAAGTTTGACCAATAGTTTCTGTGATGTCGATTGTCTCGACTATCCCCGCTGCTCTGCCAACAATCTCTAGTTGAAATTGCTCGCCTGCATTTGTTACTGAAAATGTGGTTGTTGAATCCTCGATTGAACCACTTGGTGTTACGTTGGTTCCAGACCATGAGTTATAATCTCCGCCGTACACTTCTGTTGCAATGGTACGGTCAATATCAATAGTTGTTGTAGTAGTAGATTGCATACTACCTTGTGTGAAATTAGGTGTTACTGATTGAGCCGAGACTGGTGCAGCCAACAGCAACAATAGAAATAGTTTTTTCATTTGTTCTTTTCTCTTGAGATTGAAAACGTTGCTAAAGTTCCACTTAATATTGAGGCTACATAAGTCGGATCCATCTTTTCCATCCAGCCTGCATAACTAGCAGTTAGGAGTCCGGCGGACCAGACAAGGACGACGAACTTGATGAGCCCACCTTTTTTGTCATCTTGTTCCATGCTTGTTTAAGTATAGGTTTAAATAAACTAACTAAATGTTTAAACACAGAAGTAGCAACCAAAGTTGCTCCTACTGATACAACTGCAGTGGAAGCAGCAGTAACTACAATTTCTGTACTAGGTACAGGTATTTCAATATCAGTACCGGGTATACCTAATGTTTGTACTTCTGGTGGTTTGACTGGTGGTGGAATAAATGCTGGTGGTTGGACTACAGGTATCTGTGGTTTAGGTTCAGCTTTAGGCGGCTCATCTTTAACGTCAGGTTTAATACCTGGCGGTGGCCTAAGGTCACTAGGAGGCACCACCAAGGGCTTGTAATAGGGTATATCAGCCCGTGGTACCTCTAGTATAGGTTTAGGTAATTGATACGGTTCAGGGAGCGTTATAGAGGGGAACAGTGGCGGCTCACCTAAGTCCATTATTTAGACGGAAATAAACCGTTTTTAATAAATTCAACTGCTTTATCATCAATATCATTATCAGTTGATTGCACCAATTTGGTAAGCATATCAATGATAAGCAATTTTACTTTATCTGAATTAAGGAATGAAAATAGAATTGGACGGATAAGGGTAATCATAATCATTAAGCAATTTTAGCTTTGCCTGCAGTAATTGCAGAGTTAAGTGGTTCCAAGTCTTCTGTAGTCCAGTAATCTTTGGCAACCATAATTTCTAGGTGCCGTACATTACGATCAACACGGTCAACTTCTTCTTCAGTAAGCGTTTCAAAAACAACCATTTTGTTGATAAGACTAACGCTGTGGCCTGCTGCATAGTAATTGTGTGCAATTTCTTCAGCTGTAAGAGTGTCAGACATGATAAATAATCAGTTAGAG